CTCATTCTACGAATGTAGAAATTATCATGCCAAGCGTGTACACCAGATGATGTTCCTAGAACCATTGATGTTGTTCCTGAAGGTTTAACTGTTGTACATCTTGCAGCTTTATTAACTCCGATAACTTTTGCAACTCTTTCGTTTTCTTCTTTTACTATTTGAGCAGCTTCTTTCATATTCAATTTTAATACTGCACCTGAAGCAATGCCAGTCATACCGATGCCAATCAATGCATCTTTCTCTGTTGTTTTTTTCCAAACATCACGAAGATAATGAAAGTCTGTATATGAAGCTTGAAGTGTTCCAATAAATGCAGCCGCTTTAACTCTATTGTTTAGATCTTCTTGAGACTCAAGATTAGATACGTTAACTTCACACAAGTTACAGAATTGGAATGGTCTAAGTGCAATCTCAGCGCATGGATTAGTTCCCCAATCTTTATCGTTAGTTAAGAAAAAACCAGGTTCACCTGCGTTAGACAATTCAATCTTTTTCCAAAGCTCCATGAACTCTTCTTTCTGAATACGATCACGTAGTATAGTCGCTGAATTATTAGCTCTTCCTCTTTGAGGGTTTTGTTCCCACCAATTACCAAACTTAGATGTAAGCATCTCTTCATCATTGAAAGAGAATAGGCTAATCAATGCTGCACGACGAATACCTCCAGACAATACTGCATCTGCAATATAGCAAATAATATCATGGCATTCAATAGGCTTCAATTTATCTCCAGTATCTTTACGATCAAGAATCTTTTGTATCTGAAATAGACACTCTTTTAAAGGTTCTGGTCCAGGTGCTTTACCGCCAGCAGTAATTAACATTGCACCTTTAGGTCTAACATCACGAAAGTCAAATTTAGGTCTAGGTCCACCTACAAGATATGACTTCATTAATATCTTGATTGCATCAGCCCAACCTTCAATAGAGTCTCCAACTAAAAATCTTTTTTCTTTAATTGGCTTAATGATCTCAGGAAGTTGATCTACGTGATGATGTTGAACTGAATATCCTACTCCGCAACCTCCTAAAAGAAGAAACATTATTTCTGAGAATACACGCCAGTCATCAATAGGAGCAAAAGAGCAGTTAAATATACGAGCATTATTAATTTCAATGGGCTTACCCGCAAACTGCATTGAGCGCATTGACGGAAGAATCTTTTTATCATATACTAGTTTATATGTTTCTTCAATTTCATTAAACAATGAAGGAAACTTTTGTTGATGCATTTCCTTATTTCTTGTAACTATTTCATTCCAGGATTCACGCCTTTTAAATTCTGGTAAATACTTTGCGTATTTGTTGTAAACTGTAATCTCAGATAAGATTTGTTGCGTGATGTCCATTTTCTTTTTTAATTTAGTTAAGTTTATAAAATAGTTTAGCCTCTAGAAGATTTTTAGTCCTTCTAGTCGAGTTAAAACCTTGATTAATTAAGATCTGTTGTTGTTTGAACTAATTACTTAGTTCCTGGAAGTACTGAATTGCCTGACGTACTCTGAGTCAAGGTAGGCTTAGTCTTCTGAATCTTATTGATCGTATTAGTAGTCAATTTGCTAGCTTGGTTAGGATTAACCGAGTTAAGCTGAGCAATTTGGTCATTATACTTAATAGGTGTCGCAGTAGGTCTAAAATTATCCCCTTTAATTGCTTTTCTAAAGAAATCGATCAAAAAATTCATAGTAGTCTATTTTCTTTAATAAATATAACCTTTTTGGGTTAATTTATAGTCCTAGTTCAAAAAATTTACCTGCTAAATAAGCCTTCTCGTCTTTATCTAATCCAGAACTAAAAGGCTTGTTAGATCCCGATGTTGGAGTTGATGTTTCAAATGTTAATTCATCATCATCTAAACTATCAGGGCTTATTTCAATATTACCATTATTAGTATTTATTTTTGCAGAATATGTCATACCGTCCATACCATATCGATTTTTCATGATATGAATACGACCTGTTCCATTTACTTTGTCCTGTCTTTTTCTAGACAGAGATAAAGCAAAATCTGCAATCATCATTTTATTATATGATCCGGCTGCCTTATCTCCTTCAATCACATCATCTTTAGCACCGGCACGATTAACCTGAGATACTGTCCAGATAGGAACTTTAAGCTCTCTTGCCATACCTTTTGTAGCAGTATACACATCATCAATTGCATCTTTAGGATCAATAGACTTAGTTTTACTCTTTAACAAATCAACATAATCAATAATAACTAAATCTGGTGGATGTCCTAAATCTCTACACTTTTGAATGTGAGATTCTATAGTATGTATTGTAGCTTTGCCCATAGGAAACTCTTTGATAATTAATTTACCTTTAAGAGTACTTACTGATTCCTCAATGGCGCCTCTATGTTTATGAACCTGTTGAACATCTATTCCTGTGAAAAGAGAGTCATAACGTTTGCCTACGTAGTACTCAGATAGTTCTAAGGTGTAATGACACACAGTAAAACCTCTTTGAACTGCCATAGCTCCTATATTAACAAGCATCCACGACTTACCTCCACCAGGACTACCAAATATAATACCAAGGTCTCCTAATCCTAGACCTCCCATTAACAATTCATTTACATGAGGCCATGAAGTTGGGACTGCAGACCTTTCTTCTTCACGGTATCTTGTTTCAATATCTTTTTCATATTCGTGTCCTATAGATTTATCTTGCCCAGCTTTTAAAGCCTGATCCATCATGTACTTAATATCATCGTACTGACCTTTTTCTAATAGACCAACTGAATTAAGAATAGCTTTTTTTATTTGTTGATTTTTACAGAAGCTGCTAAACTCTTGCTCTACATATTCTCTATCTTCATTAGAACTCTTTAGCGCTTCTTTTAATTGCTCTACTACACTGATCTTAAGTACTTCATTTTCAATCTTTCTTACTTCAACTTGTAAAGCATCAGTTGATGGTGTCGTATTGTATTTGTAGTAGTATCTTAATATCTCACCAACAATCCATTTGTGCGCTGGGTTATCGAACATTTCTGTGTCAAGTATATCATGTATGTTTTGTAGAAACTCTTTATGTTTTAACAAACTTGATAATACTTTAATTTGAAAACTAATACCGTATTGCTGTAACTGATTTAATGCCGACATAACTTATTTATATTTTTGTAGATCGTGAAAATGATTGAACAACCATGATTGAACATTAGGTATTGAATTCCCTAATTGATCTTCATGATACAAATTTAAGAATTCCTGTGAATCATATATCTTTTTTGGATCTAGTAAAACACTATTTATTTCTTCTATTGCTTCTTCAGGAATATTAGGATCTTTTAAGTCCATCAACTTCTTATTTATTCTAAGTTGAAATTCGTAGTTCTTAATAGATTCTAATATTTTATGCTTACCTTCACATTTTTCAAGTATATCATCTAAAGTGATTTGTTTACTAGACCCTAATTCAGGAAAATGTTTTAACATAGTTTTAGATCCTAGACCTTTCACTCCTGGAACATTATCTCCTGAATCACCTAAAAGTATTTTTTGTGTTAAAAAGTTTTTAGGCGTAACTCCATACTCAGTTAAAACAAGATCTTCATCATAAAACTTCTTTTTTATAGGAGAGTAGATTGTTATTTTATCTGATACTAATTGTAGATAATCTTTATCACTTGATACAATAGTTATTTCTTTATCTAATTGATTAGTTAAATATCCTATCACATCATCGGCTTCAATTTTATCAATAGATATAAGATCTACAGGAAGTGTTTTTAAATAGTATATTAGTCTAACAATCTGATTTGTGATAGCCTCTGATTCGTCTTGTTGAGAATCAAAAGATGCCCAATTAGTAACTCTGTTGATGCCTCTATTCGCTTTGTATTCTGGGTAGATATATCTTTTATTAGTTGAAGATCCTTGACCATCAAACACAACAATCACTCTAGTCGGCCTAACTAATTTAATTACGTACCCTAGAGAGCGTAAAAAACCAGTTAGACCTCCTATATGAGATAGATCTTTGTTAACCCAACCAATTGCAGTAAATGCTCTTAGAAAGGTATTCAATCCATCAATAAGTAGAACTCTACTATTGAGTGACTCTTCTGCCTTCTCTGGTGTTAGAGAAGCGAATATTTTTTCGTATTCTTTATTCATTAATCTTCTGTATCAAAAATGTCAGGAGATAGCGCTGTTTCTTCTTCTACAATATCAAACGTATTTGATCCAAGAACTTTTGTCCATTGATCAGAATACTTTTTCTTATACTCATCAAGCTCCTTTTTATCATCTTTGATAAACCCATGAACTGTCATGATAACTTTATTAACTGCTGTTACTCCAGTAACGTGATTTTTATCGCAGCTAATTCTGGTTCTTTTAGCAAACTCTACTTCTTTACCATTCTTAGTAGCTTTGATTTTATTTGTACCAGCTCTAGCAATGTTACCAAATGTAACTATAAGTGAAGAATCAAAATACATTGTATTACCACCTTTGTTATTAAGCGTAGGTTGTCCCATTGGTGAATCAGGCTTTGCTACCCAAACCTTATTGATTGCTACAAGTGTATTTGTATATGGTTGTGATGCTTTACGAGATAGTACAATTCTTTGGTTAATAAAGTTACCAAATTGTTGAGACATCGCTCCTGCATTCCACTCATTATTGTTTGTTGATTTTTCAATACTCATTCTACAAGGAATAGATCCTACAGAATCCCAGAAAAAACAAATGTTATGAGGTAAAGTTCCTCTCTTTTGCTCATCAAGAATATCTGCAATGAATGCTGATACATCTTCAATAGACTCTAGCTTCTCACGATCAATATATAAGAAAAATCCTTTGTAGTCAACAACTTCACCAGTGTTTGGATCTGCTACTTCTTCATACTCGAATCCCATTTCTTTAGCGTGAGTCCAATCCCACTTCATTTCTGTAATAATAAACACAGGAAGAATTCCCATTTTTTGTGCACTAACTGCCGCTTCAAGAAGCGCTGTAGTTTTACCTGTATCAGAATGTCCTCTTAAAAGAGTAATATGACCGATTGGAATACCTGGGATTTGTAAGGTCTCTTGAAATGCTTGAGAAAGTGGGATCCACTTCTGATCTTTAAACATTACACTAGTGGAAAGATTTTTACCTTTCTTAAACTTCTCTAAACTTGAAATGTCTTTGATTGCGCTAGACACAGCGCCTGTAACTGATTTTGCCATACAAAACTTTTAGTTAAAAAACCCCAACCGAAGTTGGGGATTTGATTAGATATCGAAAAGATCATCAATTGCCGAATCTACACTCGGCTTAGTCGTACTCAATGAATACTGACCTTGCGCTGGCTTTTCCCATGGAAGATCGCCTTGCGGTTTAGATTCTACAGCATCAGCTGATTCTTTTAACTCTTCTTCTGGATTAAGATGCTTAAGAAGTGCTTCTTTCATCTCATCATAAGAATATCTCTTGAATTGAGTCAAAGGATCTGGTTGTGTTTCGATCCATAGTTTTACTTTTTCTGCATCATCAGAAAGCGGAGTCGTTTTTGTTCTAACCCTAACAGTAGATGTATTGTACATCAAGCCTGTTGTTTCTTTACCGGCAGTTTCAACTGTAATGTCACGACCAGTAATTGGATCAGAATAATCTCCTACGTCCTCATCTTCTGCAATAGAAAGCAAATCCATGTAAACTTGTTTACCAAATTCCCAAAGACGAACACCTTTGTCTTCTTCACCACGAACAACTACAGGAGCAAATACACGCATTTTTGGTTCAAGCTTTTTAGCTAGTTGCCAATTGTCACGTTCACTTGACTTGCGAAGTCCTTGAGCAAATTCAACAATAGGATCCTTTTCATTGAAGTTACTCAAACTCATCATGGTACGATTATTGATACCATAATGCATGTAGACTTCTTTAAATGGATTTTGTTTATTAAACACAGAAGGTACAATACGTACTGAGTGTTTACCCACGGTAGGCCTCCAAATAGTTTGGCTTAGGTCCTTCTTTTGTCCTCCACGTGGATTTTGTAGAGCCGACAATCTTGATTTGATAACTGATATATCCATAATATAACTAATTTCGATAAAAATAAGACAAGAATGCTAGATAGAAAAATTAATCTTTCTAGTTAAATAGCAACTATCTTGTGGATAGTAGTATTAAGCCTTTTGAGGTCTTCTCCTTGAGTTAACAAGATAGAGTTCTTGTAGTCAGGCCAGTTAATAGGAAAAGTAGAATCTAGAACACCGTTATTTAAAGTCTTGATCAAAGTGTTCAGAGCGTTTATAGTATATAAAGTATTAGACTCTTTCTTTCTGTGGAGTAAAATTGTATTAGGCAGAATCTTAGTCTGGCCTCCTTCTATCTCAATGTTATATGTACACATATATTCTTCTGAGTCTGGGGAAGATAAAACAAAGATTTTTTTATATAGGATTGTGTACTCCCTATTTATATCTCTTAGAGTGTCTTCTACAGACTCTTTTGGAGAGAAAGTACAAAAAAGTTTATTCATAATTGATTCCGATGTTATTTCCAAAAATTCCTCTGTTTTCATAACCTTAATTTACTGTTAATAAATATTGATAATATATTAGAAAGCATAGTTTACTCCGTACTTATGTTTGACTACCATATCGTTACCTTCTAGGATCTGTTTAATCTTTTTTAGCAATGTTTTGCCATCTTCTTGACAAAAGTCAAATAAGAAAGAATCGTAGGTAATCAGGATTAGTTTAGTCTTCTTTTTACTAAGAAGTTTGTTAACCTCTAAGATCTTATATATGTTTTCTTTTGTCTCTAGATTCTGTACAATATAGTTAAATAATTTTAATTTGTTCATACCTGGAAGCTTCTTTAATATTCTGCCGGTAGGCAAAATCAAAGCTTTGTGGGCATTGTACTTCTTCCATTCCTGTTCTATGAATTGTCCTAATGCGCTAAAGAACTCTATATGTTGGTATTGCTGTTCTATGCCACCATAGAGCTGCTTAAATGTAATGGCCTTTGATTCTTTATACTGTTCATCCGTGAGCTCGGTGGTGTTGAAATACGCGCGTCCCAGGTAGTTGTGCATAGACTCTTTAGGAGGTTTAAATCCTATAAGGCCGGATATTAATCTTAAATGATACGCATCAAAGTCAAACTCTACCAAATAGTCATTTTTAGGTACAAAACATTCTCTAAAGTCTTTATCTTTAGGTATGGCTAGAAAGTTAACACTATTGAAAGAATTAGTAGGTCTAGCTGTTAAATTGTAAAGATTATAGTAAGAATAAATTGTATCTCCTAAAAGAGAATATTCTTTATGCTGGAATTGATACTTTTTATTTAGGCAGCTAAGATCAACTTTTATTCCTGCTTGTTCAACTGTTTTATATGCATCTACTAATTTGTCTTGAAGTTCTATATCCATCTCAAGTTCAAAATAGTCTTTTACCATTTGGTATAAACATTCGCATTTCTCATAGTGCTTAGAAATAGGAATGATTTCGTTTATAGTAGGTAAAATAGGATGCTTGATATAAAAGTCTCTATGGACTGGTGTATTGCACTCAAAAGAACTATATTCATTATTTTTATCTAAACAGATAAATTGTACATCAATAGAATTAGGTAGATCTAAAAAATATGAATGAGACTTCTTATCAAGAAGGTAGATCTTATTATGAGCTTGTAAAAAAGTTTCAACTAATTTAAGATCTAAACTAAATCCTTCAGAGTGATTAATTACAAAGATATATCCTTTCGTAGAATTATGATAATAAACTAAGCTTACTCTAGCTAACTTTGGATGGTAATAATCATTTGAAGTAACTACTTGAATAAATGCCTGGTCAGACATTTCTAAACGACTCAATTGTTCTTTATCTTCAATGATGAAATACATAACCTATTATTAAGTACAAATATACAAAAACTATTTGTATATAAGATAGTTTATTTACATAGTAGGTCTTGCAAATTTTGTATAGTCACCTCCAATAAATTCTACTATGCCTAAAAAGTTTTTATTTGCTGATTCTGTAAGCCTCTTATTTGTTTCAATAATACCAGGAATTATATTGTATTGAGATTTTCTTGTATTATTTAAAGGTCCAGTTAATTTCCAAAGTATTGTTGTTACCTGATATAATCTAATATCATAATCAGTATCTCCATTAACAATATCATTATATTCTTCTCTAGATATTTCAATTATATAACCTTTTTCATTTTCTTTCTTTGTAAAATATCTAGTAATATAACCCTTAGTATAATCTTCTTGTGTAGGTTGAGGGAAAAAAGATCCTGGTTGACCTTGTATTCTATTAGAAGTTACATTTGTTTTTGTAATTAATTCTTCTTGACTTTTAAAAGAAAGTTGAATATTATCTAATCCTGGTACGCCAACATAATTATTTATTTTTGTTAGTTTTTGACTTGGGCCGGTTTCTGGATTAGGTCCAGAATAAAACTCACTATCTATTGTTTCATAATATTTACCAGAATATGGAACTCCATTTAAAAAAAATTCTGCTCCATTAGTAGTAAGATTATTTATAGTCGCGTATGATGGATAGTATCTTAATGGCATATTATACGTTTATAGAGTTCCAAATATTTGCCGCATCTCTTAGTGCTTCAGCATCTACTTCTGCAGGTGGTCTATTTGGATATTTAGTTCTGACTCCAAAACCATTCCATTTTTCATACCATATTTTTGCATATGCATTAGCATCTAAAGCTGATTCGAATCCTTTTCTTTTAAAACTAGAAACTATTTGTGAAATAAAACTTTCAAAATTAATAAAAGATACAAATGCTTTACATAAATTAGTACCTCCTTCTTTAGCTACAACATATCCATTATGTAATTGAGGATTAAATTCCCAACCCCCGGACGTAATATCAAATCCTCCAAAATTATAATTAAAACCTCTAAAATTCTGCTCTATTTTTATAGTAGCTAAAATTGCTTTTGTTAAAACGTCTCCATATATAGCTTTTAATTTAGGACCTTCAACATTAGGATCTATAATAGTTCTTTGGAAAGATTGTTTTTTGCCTGTCCATCCTTTATTTAAATTTGTATCTACATAAGGATCATTACAAGTTCCTGATGTTGTTGGATACAAAACGTCTTGGGAAACTCTACTAGAATTGACTCCAAATACTCCAGTTGCGCTATCTACTTTAACAACACTTCCAGAAAATGCTGTTTTATCTTTTAGATAAATCATATTTGCTCTAACAGCAGTATTCCATTGATTATTTTCTATAGTATGAGTTAATCCTACCATAACAAAACCAACATTATTAATATAATCTTGAGGAGCTCCTGGTATTTTTCTTGTAGTATAAGTATATGGAAGTAACTGATCTGGTACTGTAAATGCTTGGCCCATTCCTAGACCTGATATACCATCTGTAGTAAAGTTAACAGACACAGGTATCATTGCTGCAGCCCTAGTTGCGTAGTCTTCATTTTTTATTAAAGACATTTTTTCTATATAATAGTTTGTAGCATGAGCTACGCTAGTTTGAGAAGGGTTTATCTTACTATAAAAATCTGATATAGTACTATTAAATTGTGCTGCTGATATTTTTAATGAATCATTATCTTTTTTACCGCTCCCTGTTATTTCTCCTCTAATAGTTACAAATCTATCTGAATATGCTGTATTCACAAATCCAAACGAATCTCCATTAGTTGATAGTGTTGCTTTATTAGATGAATTAGCATTAGCAGAAATTGCTAACATATTAGAAAGTTTACTACTAACTTCAGATTTTATTTCTAAAGATTTTGCTATAGAAAACTTACCAGACAAAGGAAGTTCTGTAGTATTACTTTTAGGAGTTACTTGCTCTTCACTAGATAGGGACGGTATAAACTGATCATCAACTATTTGAAATGTATTTGCAGCATCATTATAAGAAAGTCTAAATGCATTAAAGTTACCTAAAGATTTATTTACATCAGAAAGTATTTGTTCAATGTATGTTTTTAAGTATACACTATTAGTTCCATCTTTATAACTATATTGCTGTGCTAAGTTAACTAGGTAATCTATATTCAATAAAATATTCATTACTTTTCCTCTGTATATATTTCCTGATTCTTTTTGAGCCATTGAAGGAAATAAAAATGAGTTTAAAGCATTTGCAAAATCTGAATCTGTTTTTTCATCAAATTTTAATCTAGGAAGCGTTCCACTTAAAAAATCATCTGTTTTAGGATTAAATAAAGGAACAATTTCTTTACTGCCGCTTGTAGCTTGTATAGCTTTATTATCATTAGTTAGTATATCTTTATCAAATAGTTCTTTGTAATCTTCAAAACTACCTTCAAAAGGAATTAAACACGTCCAAGGATCTGTACTTAATTGTTTTGTATTTGTAAGACAAAAATTTAATTCCGGATTAAAATCAATATATACTAAAGGACTTTGAAATTTGCCAATTTCTTTACTATCATATATAGTACACGCGTGATTTAATATCATTAAAATTAAACCCAAAGGAATATAAACAGGATGGTTAGTAGATGTTCCTTTAATTATTTCTTGG